ATCAAATTAGTTGTGAATCGAAAGAATGAAAGAAAGATCTCTTAAATAGTTTCATCATCATTAAAGGAGCTTGATGGCATCAGAATATTTAAATAACAAGACATTTGAAGTATTAATTACAAGATTTCAAAAAGCAAAATTTGAACAAAATAAATACAAGTTATTTATAGAAGACATAAAATCTGCAAACCAAAGAGCCTCTAAAAGAGGTAAATACAAACAACCTGAGTCTTGGATAACAAAAGAAAAGAATTTTGAAAAAATAAACATAGAATATGAAGACTCGCAAAAAGAATTGGCATTCGCTTTTTATACTTTATCCCAAAATATAGTCAGATATGCCAAATTTAATTTAATAGATCAAGATGATGCCATACAAGAAGGTGTTATGATCTGTTTTGAAAAAATAGATCGATTTGACCCTGAAAAAGGCAAAGCATTTAACTATATGACGACTTGTATACTTAATCATTTTCGTCAATTGTATAGAACTGCAAGAAATTACAACGATCTTAAAAAGAGGTATTTGGATTTTATCCAATTACAAATGGAACAACAGTCTCCTTCCATTAAATCAAAAGGAATATATAAAAAACATAATATTGTTCATGGGGATTGATTGTATTAAAAATATAATATATACTGTATTAAGTTAGCCAAGCATTGGGCTTGGCTTTTATTTCATGGTTCAAATATGCAATACAACAATTGTTTTAATCAAATAGAAAATCAAGAATTGATACAAAAATTAATAGACAACGGCTATTCAGAATTCGTAGATGCATTTCTTCTTAATGAGAAAAATGTTTATACTAAAAAGGGAAGATTAAATAAAAGCGGGGCTTGTCGTGTTTTAAAATGCAAGCCAAAAGAATTGGATGACATAATGTTAAAATGCCAAGAACTTCTGCAAAAAGATTTGAATTTCAGCCCAATTCAAACAGAGGATTCTGAAGAAGATGACGAATAGATTGCAAAATTAGGTTATGGATTTGCAGCAGCATTTGAATTACATGGATCCGAGCTACTAGGACTTACAAGATAAGCCCTGTCGTATCTTAATGTCAAATTGCAATAAACAACATCATTTGATGAATAGTCTAGTTCTCCCATTTCTATAACTTGACACCAAATATTTTCCATAACCCATTTTTCTATTTCTTTTCCAACACCATCATACAATGTTAAAAAAGCTTGTTGTATTTTAAATCCTTCTAGAGATGGTCTAAACTCTCCATTTTCCGAATTATACATTTTTTTAACCCATTCAAGTATTGGGTGTTTTTCTTTTCTTACATCAAATAGCGATATACTAATTGGCTTCCAAGAAACCTTACCAGGGAAAAATATTGTTTCTGTTATGTGTTCAGCTTGAATTTCTTTAAATTCAAAAGAAGGTCTCCCAGATTTTGAAGCAGGCAAAGCGTTTATTTCTTCTCCAATTATATTTGAAATAGAGAACTTCCATCTATATTGTCTTTTAAAGCAGGTTTTACTAAAATCTGCCCAGCTAAATCCCATAGTGGTTTCGTTTGCCATTTTTCTCCTGTTAAAGTCACAAAATGCAATCGCCGCCCTGATGAGGCGGCGAAAGATAACCTTCCACGCATGGTGGATGTTTTTCTATTTTAATTTAGTATTATTTTAAAATAAAATATTAGCAACCAGCGCAAATTGGTTGAATTGTTCCATTTGGACAGAACATTTGATATCTAACATCGTGGTATCTAAATGTAACCGAAACAGTAACTTCTTCGTTGCTGTCATAAGCTAAATCACCGAAATTTAGTGTCTTTGGCCACATTCCCAATATTTGCCATTGCTCCATGATTGATCCGCAACCATCATAAAGCTCTAGATTGCCAACGCCAGCATAACCTACATTATTTGTTCCATCTCCCATTTTAGAGGCTTGTGTATATGTTCTTGGACCAACAGTCGATCCTGTAAAGTTGTATACTGAAGCCAACCAAGAATACAAGTTTCTTATAGAAGATTGTCCAATATTGCCACCAACATCAAAATATACAACTTCCATTGTTTGATATTCTGGCTTTCCTGGAATCCACATTTTACCATGCATGTAGTTTATTTCTTGTTCGCCAATTTCCAAATTTGGTCTGCTAGCGGATTTCACTAAAGTTGGTGCTATAATTCCGCCATTCCAAGATGCTCCAAAAGACCATCTATACTTTCTTTTAAAGACTAAATTTGGGTTGCTTAGAGTATCTAAGCCCATTGTTTGTTGTGTTGGCATATTTTTCTCCTAATTTTTAATTAAAATGTATCTGCGTTTTCAGTAAAGCTACCTGTTCTATGGATTGAAAACTCCAAGTAGATAAACTCTACCGCTCTTGTTGGTTGAACACCTATTTGTGCTCTGAATTCATTTCTATCAATAACATCTGGTGTGTTTAGTTCAGCATCAGCTTTAATTCTGTAGTCTGTTAAACCACGCCCAAGTCTTACATCTTCAAGAATGGACTCACAAATAAGCGTAAATTGTCTTCTAAATACTTCATCATTTGGTTCGAACAACAATGATCTACATGCTTTTCTAATTTGTTTCTCGATGTAGAACATCATTCTGCGAACATTAACTCTATCAAGTGCTGTTGGGCGACGTTGAAGAGTTTTTTGCCCCATAATTACGAAACCATCAACATCAACAAATTGAACAATTGGGTTGATGCAATTTCTGTTTCCATACATTGAATCACGTTCTGTCAAACTAGGTCTGCTATAAACGTTATCAATTCCAGGAACGATACCTCTGGTAAATCCAGCAGGAGCAAACCAAGGTTTGGAAATTCCATCGCTTCTTGCAATCGTTGCCATTACAGCACCACTAGGTGGAATCCATACATCTACTTGATTGTATGTATCTCTATACTTAACCCATGGCCAGTAAAGAGCACCAAAATCGCTGTCGAATCTTTGCGAATTTAATGGGTGGGTTCCATTTTGCCATGCAATGATTTCTTTAACCGTCAATCCAAAAGGAGGATCTACAATCGCCAAGCAGTCTTGTCTCGCAAATTGGCAGAAATTCAACATTTCTGTAACAACATCTGTGCTGCTGTGTCCTGGGATAGCAATTAAATCTATATCGAATTGTTCTGGCTCTGAAAGCGAATACAATCCAGTATATCCAACTTTTGATCCTATCAACAAAGCATCTTGGTCGTTAGGATCAGATGGAATACCGTCTGATCCACCACTCAATGTGTAAACTCCATTAGGTGGACCTGAACTGACTGATGTGTTGTCTGTAACTCTAATATAATCAGAAACTAACGACAAATATGTTTCTACATAGTATCGACTAGCTTGATTTTTGGTTAAATTACCCCAAGATTCAACTGATATTCCATTATTAAAGACTTCTACAACAAAATCATTTGCAGTAACATCGTTTGTTACTCTTACTTGTGTCGAATTGCCTTCAATACCTGGACTATCAGCGGTGATTGTGAACGTCACATCTCCAGTGGTGTTTTCTAAACCTCTTGCTAATCCATAAGCATCTGTTGGGCTCACGCCATCCCATTCAGGTGTTGTTCCTGCTGTTCTTGTTCCAAATCCGAAAATATCATATGCTGTACTTTCTGGTCTTACAAACAATCTAGCATCAACTCCTCTATGAATTGTTACGATTTTAATCGCATCACCAATGTCTACTGCTCCCCATCCACCTGGAAGACTTCCACCATTTTCTGTTTTTTCATCATTTAAGTAATTAACAACGTCTGTTGTTGTTATTGTTCCTAATGTCGCAAGATCAACTGAGCCTGGATTTGTTGGATTGTTTAAATCGATTACTTGCAAAACTCCATCAACTAACACGTTATCTGTTCCATCAACATAAAGTTGAATATTTAAATCTGTTAATCCAGTAAAATCCCAATCTCCTGAATTATAATAAATTGTGTCTGGATATTGAGTTGCTGTTCCTAAATCAGATGCTCTTGTCATTCCTGTGCCTAATCCGGTTGGATTGTCAAGGAAATTACCATCTGTTAAATCCAAGGAATCATCCATTGGACCACCATAAATAGCATCTTGAACAGATACTAATTCTAAAGACGCTTCTGGACCATAAGCCCAAACTGTTCTTACTCCTAATCCGCTTGTGACCCCAGAAATGTAAAATTCAATTCCATCTAGCTCTGAGTCTAATTGCTCGTTTAATTCATCTACAACATCGGAAACACTCTTTGTTCCAGCAAGAACTACTAAAGTTTTAGAAGATAATTCTCCGTTTAATTTCCAGCGGAAGAATGAATCGTTAGAAAAATTGTAAGGTCCTGCATCAGAAGATTCTAGATATACTATATCTCCAGCAGAAGGCACTTCAACGCTTGCAATTTTTGCGGATTCGTCACTAAGTGGATCTGTATCTGCTACACGAACTACATAAAGTTCGCTTGCAACCAACAAATATAATTGAGCCGCATACAGCATGAAAGGATCACTAGTTTCTGGATGCGGAGATCCAAAAACTATCTGTAATTGACGACTTGTTTGAATAAGAGTTGGCAGATTTACTGGACCCTTAGATGCATAGCCAATCAAACCTGCACGATGAAATGATTGATCAGGAGCCACGTAGCTCAAATCTTTTTCAGTTATTCTAACACTTGGGCTTATTGTGCTAGATGGGGGAAACCCTTGTAAAATAGCCATTATTATTCTCCCTTTCGTATCTTATCTGGTATATGCTTTATGGAAATTAATCCATCACGTTCTGCTTTATATATATTTTCAGTTGCTTTTTCTTCTTTTAATAAATAAATATTTTTTTTAGCTCCAATTCCTGGAATATTTAGTGTTGTAAAAGACTTTGTTGCATTTGATGATTTAACAATCAACTGAATTGGAAATTTGTTTCTGTTTGTTATTTCTAACATTCTTTTTCCTTAGCTACTTCTTCGATTTTTGACAAAACAGAATTTATCTGATCCTCAGATAATCCGTCCACAATATCTACTTTTGTGCTTAATATTGCCTTCTTGCGTTCTATAGGTTGTGGTATGTATGTTTGAACTGTTAAATTAAATTCGTATTTAATTACTCTTATGGCTTGATCTCCTGGTTCAACATTCAGGTTATTAGCCATTGAATTTAAATTAACCACCACTTCCCAAGGAACACCTGTTACACGTATGTATGCTTGCTGACTAAATTTTGTTAAAATTTGCTCTAATATTTGGTTCATATCTTCACGATATGTTGTCCAAGCAGTTAGTTTGTATCCAATATTTATTGGAATGCCTTTAGCAAATCCTAAAATTGTATCTCTTGGATACTTTTCTTGTATTGTTATTCCTGGTTTCCCATCAGGTCCACGGTAATAATCTATTGCTTTATGATACGCATATCTTTTGACATCGTATTCAATTTCGCCTTGACTTAACGCCATCATTGGAAGTCTTATTCGGTCTACTACTAAAGTCTCATCTTTTCTTACATTGTTTTGTAATATAGCTGCGACCGCTTTTTCTGGTGGTCCTAATATAATTGGAATTGGCCAAGCTTTTCCATCCTCATCTATTACCACTACATTTTTAAATAAATCTAAAACAGCCTCATCTGTTCCACGTATTGCTTTTGAGTATCTATATAAAACAGTTCTATCTGTGTTTGAAGCATCTTCTACAATCTGACCACGCTGCATAGGATCGCAATCTACTTTGGCTCCAAAGCCTATTTTTTGCATAGACGATTCTCTCAAAAACTCTAAACCATCTCCATTTATGCCCCGTTTATTGGGTTGATCTGGACCTTCTGAAGAATTACAATATGGTGGGGATTGATCTGAATTTAAATTGTTTATTGAATTTTGATCTGTGCATTCATATAAACTTTTTTGCTGATGGTTTGGATTGTTTGTACTCATTAAAACCTCTAAGGTAGATATTCATTAATCGAATAATATTATGCAAGAATTATCGATAAAATATAGAATTTGGTACAATGGAGTTCCTCCAAAACCTATTAAATTACAGATTCCTGGCTGGTCTGGAGAATTAAACGAACATAAAAGTGGCGATAAACCTATGCCTTGGCATTGCATCCCATTTGTAGAAGGAGCAACTTATGGTTTAGAAATATATTATTGCTTCGATAGCGAATGCCATGTAAAAAACATTAATGGAAATATTGTTTTTGAAGGCGATTTTTCTGAAGAACAAAAAAAGATACCAGATATCCCCATGCCTCCATTTACGACGTTTGCTCCAGGACATTTTGGAATGTCGTCCTGTTTAGACATATCTGTTCCAGAAAATTATATTCTAAGAACAGAGCCACACCCAAATTTTTACACAGATGAAACTAATACAGTTCCATGCTGTATTCCTGGTCATTTGCAATCGGAATGGTGGTCTAAAATATTTTTTTTGGTTTTTAAAAACCCACAACCAAACCAAACTTTAATTTTTAAAAAAAATCAACCAATAGCACAATTGTTGATTCTTCCTAGAAAAACAAAATATAAAATAGAAAAAATGACAGCAGAAGAAATCAAAGAAAGAAACTTTATAGACAACTCAATTGAAATGCATGGAAAAAAAATATCGCAAAATAACTGGTATGATTATAAAGGAAATAATTTTAATGATAAATACAAAGTGTTAAGCACCGTTTATTCTAAAAAGGGATTAAATGGAGTTGTAGAAACATTGAAAAGCCTAGAAGATAAAACAAATTCTATTCCAAGAAAAAAATATAAAGGAAAATTATTTTTTAAAAAAAATGAAAGCATTCAAGATAAAGAAAAATAATGAAAAAAGACAATTTTATATACCAGAACCTGTAATCTATTTTGAAAAACCATTCTTTAAAAGAATTTGTATTTTTAAAATAAACAAAATACCTGATTATAGAAATCAATACGTAGAAAAAGAAAATTTCGTCAAATTTAAAGAAATTTATAACATTTTTGTTTGAATCTTTTTAT